GGTCGTTTTCAGTCTTCGCCCGACTAAACGAGAAATCGTCTGTAGCGGCCGAAAGATACTTTTTGTAATAACGCAGATTGCGACTACACCGCAGCTCCGTGTGAAGGGATAGCACGGACTTAGCTTTTATCCTTTGCGCTTTGAAAATGGAACAAGATTCTGGGGATCGTGAGGCCCCACTGACCATGAAGGAGTTCAAGGAATCGCACCCGACAGCGGGCCCGACCTTTAACCCCAACCCAAACAAGCGTCATACCCGTGGCAAACGTGGCAATGTGACTCAGCTTACCTCTTGGTATACTGGGAAACAAGCCGGCGTAGCCCGGGATCGACTAAGAGCTGCACACGTCCGGGATAAGAAGTACCGGTTACGTGGTAAGGGGCCCAAGGGCAAGCGTGTTTATGAAGATACCCCGACCGGGGTCCAGAGAACAGAAGCCCGTGGTGACCTGCACAAACAATCCGAACTTAAATTCGCTGCTTCACACCGCGCCACTTCAGGGATGCAAATCTCGAAGGTCGAAAGGCGTAGACTACGTGAAATGGGATTTAAGCTCCCCGGGAAAAAGGAATTACCTTGGGAGAAGTTGCATGTCGTAGCAACACCTCTCATTGGTAAAAACTTGGCCTCGGCCGTCGCCCGTTATAAGCGCGACGGGAAGTTGCCCGCCCCTGACACGTCGTTAGGGGAGCGCGACCCGGCTATCGATTCGCGTACTTGGGAGAGGTTCTTACGTGATTTTAAGAACCAGCAGGCATCTCATGTCGCTACGATTAGCCCCTCAAAGGAACGTACTCGTGAAATCCGTAAAAGGAAAGGACGGGCAGAGTCAGTGCCCACCTCATCATATGGTGCTGCGTCTTCTTCCAGTGCAGGTACTTCAAACAGTACCGCATCTCAGACAGGCCATTTGGTGGGTGTCCATGTAAACCCTGGTCCCGCCCTTGAGTACGACTTTGCTTACAACCACCAATTGTATCGTGTGGGCACTCCGCAGTGGATGAACCTGTTTCCTGTTAACTTCAGGTATCGCCTGCGCACCTACAGGTGGCTTTCGCCAGCTGCCAGGCTGAATTTGGCAGACATCGCCATGAATGAAGGGCTCGCCAGGAACCTAGTGTTGATTCTACTTTTTGAGGCCGGTGTCGAGCAGAACCCGGGCCCCAGCACTAGGCGCAATGTCAGGCGTTGCCCGAAGCCTCTCCCTGGAACCATGGTCATCAAAGAAGATCACCGCGAACCTGCAGCTGCAACCGTTAAAAAGTTGCTTGTGGAACGCGGTGTGAAACCTTTGGTGGCAGATTCGGTTTCCGGGATGCTCACGGTCGGCGATGTGATGGAGATGCAAAAGACGGGGGAATGTGCCGCTGTTTCCAAGATAGTAGCGAATGCCAGTAGTGTTGTCGCTGTTGCTGATACATTTAAACAGCGTACTCTTACTGAGCTACTTGAGGACACGCCCCCACCATCCAGGAGTTCTTCTCCCATAGAATGCCCTACCCTTTTTGCGCCAGACGTTGCTGCGCTGGAAGGACATGGGTCGTCTATTGGTGAAGGGTCCTCCTCAGCACCGGTTGAGATTGCACGCCCGGTGCCTGTCCCAGGCACATGTGCCTCTTTGTTGGACGGGGAATACCACGTTTCTATTGGACGATCTGTCGCACCTGAGAAATTGGAGCCTGCTTACCATCGGAGTGTTGTGTCTCTTGGCATTACGAGAGCATCCGATTCTGGTGATGTGCGGCCTGCTGGTAAAGTGCGTGCCCCGCGGCACCCGAAACCTGTCCCTGTTGTGATCCCTGCCCATTACGAGCCTGTTGCACCACAGCCTATACCTGCTGTGCGTGATGGGTTCAGGGTCACCACAACTTTGCTCAAGAAGTATGCTGATGTTAAGGTCGCTACTTCGGTCGTTATGGGTGAACGTGCCATAAACTTCACGCCTGCGAAGTCTGACGCCCGTCCTGTTGTTGTGCAGACAATAACTGAAGACAGGAAGGCAAATTGCAATTTTGTCTTGAATGCGTTTGGCTACAAATTTCCCATAATGTTGTCCCCTATTGTGCGCTTTTTGTACATTGCGTGTGCAGTGTGGCCGTCTGCGTCAAGCATCGACTACTCCACGTTGTACGAAGCCGGTTCATGGGCATTCACCGCTTACCGCTGGTTTCAAGTTGTGTCTGCGTACTACGCCTTGTGTGGAATTGTCATCCCGAAGATGCCCCTTCGTAGGATGGCTTACCAAGCTTTCACGGCCTATTACCTTGTGAACCGCATTTTCCGCATCCCGTTGCATGTACTGGAAAAGGGGCCCTATGACCTTACCTTTGGGCTTGTGCGAATGTTCCTCCCCACCGTTCTCGACTTTTTTGCCTATCCGCAGGCTGTCGGTGGGTTTGACGGGATTTTGTACTGCCCTGCTTTGGCCACAGCATTAATTACCGAGGCTCAGACTCTCGAGAATTATGTGGCACGTTCGTCTCAATTGTTGCTGCGTCACGCTGCGTCTTTGTGCCTGCCTGAGACTGTTGTCCTGGGATATATATCCGGGACTGACAAGCTCGTGCGCATATTGTTGCGTGACCCAGCAGCTTTTCTCTACCCCGCGGCCGAGGCCGGGGTCGCGGGGTTCCACTCGGCCCGATACCTTCCAAAGTCTACGCTTATGGAACACGTCAATCGGAATGCCCTGCTCCCACCTTTAAGCCTATTTCTCCTACCCTTCATACCAGCTTTACCGATTTCAAAAACCGAGATCGCCGCAAGATGTTTCGCCGCCTACCTTACGGGTATTTGGACCTGGTGTACCCAGCTTGCCGCGACTCTGGGGATCGGGAGACGTTTCTTGCAGCTGTTACACAAAGGGTTGGTGTTGATCTGCCACGGCCAGACCCGGCCGTGCTGGGGCGGCTAAAGGGGTTCGTGGCCAGGTGGTTGCTCACACATTTGCAACCCCTGGCCACCGACCAAATCCTCGATTTTGACCAGTGGATCGAGGAATGCCCGTACACCGAGTCCCGAAAAGACGAGTTACGGGAAATCGAACAAGAGTTACATGGACACAGACCTTCTTTCAAACAGGCATCGAAAATCAAATGTTTTATAAAGACCGAACCATATGTCCCATCCCTGGATAAGACTCAAGGGGTTGGGGTGCTAAAGAACGGTCGCCTCATTATGTCACGCAGTGATTATGCTAAGGTGATACTTGGACCATTAATAAAGAGCATAGAAAATGCTGTTTATGACCTTCACCGCGATGACGGAGGTGTCTATTTTATAAAACATGTCCCTGTACCTGAACGCTATTTGCATGTGCAAGCACTGCGTAGCGACCTAGACAAGTTCATCGTCACAGATTATACTTCATTTGAAGCTAGCTTTTCTTCTGAAGTAATGGAGGCCGTAGAATGTCAACTGTACCGTTATATGTTACAGCTGCGGCCCCAGGATGCTGACTGGGCTTGTCGTGTTCTTACTGGCAACAACCACTTAGTATTCCGCAATTCCTGCAGTGCGGATATTAAGGGTAGGAGGATGTCAGGGGACATGTGCACTTCTCTAGGCAATGGGTTTACAAACCTGATGTTGATGCATTTCGCAGCTGAAGAATTTGGTTTCAAAGTCAATGGCATGGTTGAAGGTGATGATGGTATCTTTGCGCTGTCTGATTTGCCGCATGGATTATCCGAATTTTTCGCTTCGCTTGGCTTTGTAATCAAATTGCAAGAAATCTCCGATCCGTGTATTGGGGGATTTTGCGGAATTGTTGCCGCTGACAATGGCAACATCAAGGACCCGATTAGGTTCTTGAGCTCCTTTGGTTGGACGCACACATGTATCGAAGCTGGTGACCGTGTGATGTCACAGCTGTTGCGCGCCAAAGCCCTGTCCGCTCAGTATGAGTTGCCAAATTGCCCTGTATTGCGCGTAATCGCCGACAGAGCATTACAACTTACGACTGGAGTGGAACCTAGATTTGTCCTCGACGGATATCACACCGCGCCTGTCCGGCCTCCACCTGAGTTCAGTCCTACTCCCGCTACACGCGAGTTGTTCTCAGAACTCTATGGCATTTCGCCATCACTGCAGCTCCAGCTCGAGTCCCGCATACGCTCTAGCGTAGAACTCCGCTGGTTGGACCAGTACCTCACTTGGGATAGCCTGTTTCTTTTCTTGGCTCCCAGGTTCGTTGGTGTGTAAACGACGTGAATCCTCAGATTGGCTATATCCCGCCGGTAAAGACCTTGCGCTCCCTGGAAACAGGTACGGAGGAGGTCAATCTGAGTAGACACGTGGTTAGCTCACCACGACGTAACCTTTACGGATAAAGGCGCAACAAACCCCCCACCCATGCGATAGTTGGGAAAACGGTTAG